GAATTAAATAAAATAATAAAAATTAATAATAAAAATATAGGAATTAATTTATACTTCATATATTTTATAATTAGAAATTATTAAAATCGAATTAAATTAAATCTCTCGATTTTCTCTCTAATAAATATATTTCAAAGAGTTGTATAGTATATTTTTATTTATAATAACATATGATTCTTTTTCATTTTATCAAATAACTCTTGTAAAATCACTGCTTAGAGAGAAAATAGAGAGATTAATTAAAATTCATTTAAAAATAAAATTGAATATAATTAAAATAGAGAAAGTATTTTAAAAAACAATGAACTCTGACAATTTGACATTAATTGATGTTGATAAAATTGATGAATTACCATCTGAATATCCAGAAGAATTTACAGAATATTGTAGAATAAATGATCTAAAGCCTCCGAATATTACAACTGGGAATGGAAAAGCACTTTCAGTGATGATAACTTATAAAGGAAATTATTGGGATAGAAAGACATGTGATCAATTTGTAGAAAAATTTAAGATAGAAACAAAAGATAGTATTCAATTATTTAATAAACATAATCAATGGGGAATTCAAACGAATAGTGGAATCGAAAGAGGAAAATTATATATTGTATATCCTTATACATTATCTAATAAACACAAGATGCGTAAAAATTTTAAATTTGATGGGACTAATGAAGAAAAAGATTTGGAAATAAATAAAATAAAATCAACAATAAAAGCTGATTATATAGATGTTGGTAATGATTTATGGCAATTGGGTCATAAAAATCCAGCTTCCACAGATAATTCTAATGAAAATTTAGTATTACAACCACCTATACAAGGAAAATATAGAGATAATTATATATTTATAGATACATTGACTAAATTCCCAGTGCCAAATAAATTAGAAGTAATGATTGAGAGAAAAGAAATAGAATTTAGTGTGGATCAAATAATTAAATATAAAGAAATTTTTGATAAATTAAATGCAAAATTGTAAAATAAATTAAATAACATTTAAAATTTCAATAATATTTCTCCTTGATTTTCTTTTTTTCTTATTTTCTCTCTTTGGTTTATGTTTCTTAGTTTGTTTTCTAAGGGTTTTATTTTCTGTTTTTAATTTTTTATCTTCTTTTTCCATTTGATCTTCAAATGGAACATAACGCAAAAACCAAGATTCAAATTCTTTGGAATTTCTTTGGTTTTTCAATTCTTTATATTTTTGTGCTTTTTCTTCTCTCATTTCTTCAAGTGTATGTTGTTGACCATAACAATTGATGCTAAATCTTCTTAATAAACCTTTTTGTTGAAGACGATTTTTTTGTTGAACATCAAATAAATATTGTGCCATACATAAAATTCTATTTTCATCATAATAATCACGGTCACTAAAGAAAAACGCAAAATAAAAACTTAACATTGTATCTATGGTTGCAACTCTAATAGTTTTGTTACCTTTTTTAATAACATTATAGCTATGACATGCTAATGGTTTATAAATGAAAGCAACGGTTTCTTCAATTTTGCCAATTTTTACTTTGACCTCAAAATGAGGAGCAATTAATTCACCTATACCTGGATGTTTGATAATTTTTACACCCTGATAATTGAAATCTTGTAATCTTTCTTTTAAAATAACTGCTGATTGTTCAGGTTCTTCAGATAAAACATCAAAATCAGGGGATTTTTGGAAAAGTTTTCTAAGTTTACTAGGCATATAAGAAGAATAAAGGAAACTAGCATATCCACCAAAAAACACAAGTCCTTGGTCAATAAAAGCGTCTCTAACTGCATAATATAATTGAGATTCAGTATCACTATCAATTCGTTTTTCAAATTGTCTTTGAAAAAGCTTAGGATCACAATGTTTACCTTTAAGAGGATAATTTTTATTTAATAAAATAAGTCTTTTTAAAACTTTTTCCCATCTAGAAATGTCTCCAGCTGGGCGTGACAGTTCTAAATACATATTCATTCTTAAAAAATTAGGGGGGCAATAAAGAATGCCATAAACTTTAATACCTTCATTTTGAACTCTTTTGAAAAGAGGTTTTTCTAAATAAGTAATATCAGCAACCGGTAAAAAATTAACATACACTTTATAGGTGCCATGATGAACACCAGATTTAGCTTCTACTTCAGTGAATCCTTCATTGTAATAAATATCAGCCAATTCCTTTGCATCTTCTAATGCATTAGGGCTATAAAAGTCATAGTCAGGAATTTCAATATTTTTATCATAAAATTGGTCTTCTAATGGTAAAATATTATTAATAGCTGTGCCTCCATAACAAACAAGATTTTTTTTCTTTAAAAATTCTTCTAATATAGAGATAATTCTTTTCACATCGGGGTCACTGGTTACTTGTTTTCCTTTTCTTTTTTCAGCTACATCAACCGCATCTCTTAAAATAGCTATTTCTCTTTCTTCTAATGTTAATTTTGGTTTACAAGTAGACATATATAATAATATAAGAAAAATTATATATGTTAAAATTAAACGCTAAAACTATAATAATCAGTAGCCACTTTACGGGTAGTATAGGAATTCTCAGGAGCTTGTGGAGTAGGTTTGGGAACAGTCAAAGGAACAAATCTAAGAGGCTCAGGTTTCAAAACAAAAGCACTGCCGGTATTATCAAAAAATAAATCATAATATTCCATATTAGAATCGAAGTTTTGAAAACTCATTGCTATCCATTGACAACCGTATTTCATTGCTATAGCAGCAGAAAAATTGGTATCATTGGGGGATAAATCAGGTAAACACAATGTCATTTGTTTTTTATTGTATTCAATAAGTTCACCGGAGTCAGGAGTAAATTTAACATCATAATATCTAGAAGCTCGTAAAAAAACAGAATTAGACGCCATATTTACATATTCTTTTAATTTGGTGGATTCGAAAAGAGGGTTAGATTTATCAACAGAAATAATAATTTTTCCAACAAATTCTTTAATAGGAACAGCTCCTAAATTATGTCCGGAGTATTCATTACTATAAATTTTGTCAAGTAATTTATCTTCAATATTGTTGTAAATATCGTCAGCCATTTGATCGTACATTTTCTGGTTATTACTTTGTATTCTAAAATGTAAAATTAAGGGGTCGTTGGGATTAGGACAGGATCCACCACTAAAAGCATAATTATTGATTATTTGTAAGGCATCAGGTAAAGCAACATAATTATAAGTTTGTTTAACATGGAAATTATTAGTAGATGAAGTAGCAATAACCGGTTTATCATTAATAGAATATATTTCAAAATCTAAAACTCTAGCTCCTTGTTGGATACATGTTTTTAAAGCACAGGTGCTTACCCAATCATTTTGGAATTGCCCACCGGAACAAGCATTATATGCAGATTTAACATAATAATCTCGTAATAAAAATTGGTAGGCAGCATCATTAGGATTAAAGGAAGAAATTTTGGGAAAGGAGTTATAAATATTTTGTAAATTGGTGCAATTAGTATTTTTAAGTTGAATTTTATTGTAAATATATAAACTAATTCCAAGAACCAAAATAACTATAATAAAATAAGCACCATATTTAATGACCATGGCTTTATTTTTTTCAATATTGGCTGGAGAAAACATTTTTTTTAAGTTTTGAAACTTTTGGTCCATTATCTTATAATATTATATGAAAAAATAATTAATAAAAGATAATGTTTTAATTTAATAAAAGATAGCGGATTTGGATTCCACTAAACTAAGTATAGAATCTGTAAAAATACCATTTCCTTTAATGCCAATATATTTATTTTGTAGATTAATATTTTGTTTTACATGAACCTCTATATAACTATGAGGAGCGACAGATATATATAGAACAATAACAGTATTATTTTTTTGAAAATTTAAAACTCTTAAAGATGCAATAATTCCATTATAATGATATATACCTTCATCATCGGTATAACCATAACATCCAGGGTAAAATTCATATTTATTCATATCCCAATAGCCATATTTTTTCAACTGTTCTTCATGTGTTAATTCATAAAAATTCTTTTTTCTAGAGTCAGCATAAATAGAACAATCGTTTTTTTTTAAATGAAGTGAGTTAAAATTAATATTGGCAGATTTAGCTTCAAAGTAATGCACCCATTTACGATATGAACTTTGATTATGTGTTAATGTCGCTTTCCAAAATTTATAAGGATGGTTAGCTTTCATATATGCAATTTGCCAAACTAGTTGCGCATAGGATAATGCATGAGATTTACAAAAACTATATTTTCTTAAACCATTTAATTTATCTAGGATCGTTTTGTCAGATATTTTTGTCTTAAATTCTTTAATTAATGAAGCATCGTTTTTAGCAAATCCTTTTCTATATTTATCAGCAGTATCGTCATCACATTTTAATAAATCACTAATCAATGAAATAGCATCATCATCGAAAACCAATGCATCTTTAATTTCTTGTTTACTATCTAATTGTTCATATTCATATCTAGCTGATTTTGCAGCAGGACGAATAATAGCTAAACAAATAGCCAAATCTTTTATATTTTCAGGTTGAATTTTCATTAATGCCTTTTTCATAAGTGGTGATTCAGCCAAAGTAATGCCAATATTATTTCCACTTTTAAGAAGCTTAATTGTTTTAATATCTGATAACGATTTTTCAAAATCAATATCTTGATAGTTATGACATTCATATAATTGTGAAAGGGCTCTACTAGATAAAATATCGATTTTAAAATTTTTATTATTAGCTACATCATGTTTATTTAATGTCACTTGACTAATCGTTTGATGTTTTTTTGATTCTAAAATTAAATCAGACGGAACTCCTTCAGGAAAGAAGATAATACCTCCACAATGTAAAGAATAACATCGGAATGTGTCTTCTAGTTCTTTGGTTTTTTTATTCACCAAATTTCTCTCTTCAATAGGTAGTTTTCTGATTTCTAAATCAATGTCGTTTTTGGCAATAAATTTATGTTTACCTATACTTCTTAATGCTTCTCTTGTAGCAGATTTTTTATGATAATGAACATGATTACTAATTCTTGCAACTTGTCCTGGCCATCTAAGTTGTAATTTTAAAAATACTTCATCTCTTATAAAATGAGGAAAATCAAAATCAATATCAGGTAAAGTAGTGCGGAAAATATTTAAAAATCTAGCAAATTTTACATTATATTTAATAGGATCTACATGACTGATTCCTAACATATAACATACTAATGAGGAACCACAAGAACCTCTAGTAACATGAACAAGATGATTAGTAATTTCTAATATTTCAATGGCCTGTAATAAATAAGAAGTAAGATTTTTTGAATGAATTAATTGTAATTCGTGATGTAATCGCTCATGATAAATGGGATCATTAGGAATAGGTTTAATAAATTTTTCTTTAATATGATCAATTGATAATTGATGAGTTGGAAAATGAGAAGAAATAGGTAAGTTATGAGTAAGAAATAGTGTATTAATATAAATATTATTAGATTTATGAAAAGAATATTGCCAAGGGAATATATTTTTATCGATATGTAAATATTCATTCATACGATCGCAAATTTTTATGGAACTAGATGCTTTAACATCAATAATAAGACCAAATTGTTTTTTATTCGTTTTATCTTTTCTTAATACTCTACCAACACATTGAACAAATGTTTTCGGATTTCGATTTTCTACTTTATCAAGAAATATGCAAGTATCTAGATTGAAAATATCGGAACCTTCTCTGTGTTTACAAGCACAAAATAGAATGGCATTATTAGGAGCTTGTTCAAATTCTTCAAATAAATTAAACTCATGATTGTCATTTTCAATACTAGTATCTATTGCAATAATGAAATGTTGGAAATAAGGATGTTTTTTCCATAATTCTGCCATTTCATAACACAAATCTATCATTCCACACCAAACAATAATTTTTTTATATGGCATTTGTTCTAATAAATTAGGAATATTATCTAATATTAATTGATAGTTAATAGTTTCATTGGATTTAAACCAAATAATTTTGGGAGGAACAATAACATCATCCAAGAAACTATCATAAATAGAATAATGACTGAGAATATTCTTATATGGTTCATATTCTAAATTAGGAGTTGCTGAAAACCCAATGGACTTAATAAATGGATATTTATTTAAGAAATGATCATAAAAAGTTCTTGTAGTTGAATTAGAAATACTATGACACTCATCATGAATAATAAAATGAATAGGAATATTTATTTTTTTATATTTCTCTCCAGAAACTAAATAAGCACGATTAATAATAACTAAGGCAGGTTTATTCCAAAATCTACTAGAATTAACACTATTATGCCATGTAGAACATTTATTATCGACAAAATTTAAAATATGAAAAGTTGTAAATATTTTTTCAAATCCTTTGGCTTTAATCGTTTGTAAATCAAATTGTTCTTGTAAAATAAATTTTTGTTCACATATCCAAAATATATTATGTTTTGGATATTTGATATTATAATCTAATATCATTTGTAAAGCAATCCAAGATTTACCTGTTCCTGTAGCATGAAAATGAACTCCGGAAGCGAAATCATTATCGTTTGATATTCTAATAGCCCTTAATTGATTTTCTCGTAACATTTATGTAGTATATGAATGTATTAATAAAATGTATATATTTATATCAATTTTATAAATAATAATTGGTTATAAACAGTTAAAAGCTAAATAATATTGTATTCTAAATATATAATATGCCAGGTGGATTATTAAATATTGTTGCTTTTGGAAATCAAAATGTATATTTAAATGGCAATCCTTCAAAAACTTTTTTCAAAACAACTTATAAAAAATATACGAATTTTGGTTTACAAAAATTTAGAATTGATTTTGATGGCTTACGGAATTTAAGAATGAGTGAACCTTCTAAGTTTACTTTTAGGGTAAAAAGATATGCGGAATTATTGATGGATACATATTTAGTCGTTCAATTACCTACAATATGGAGTCCGATTTATCCTCCCTACGATTGTAGTTCAAATTGGGTTCCATATGAATTTAAATGGATTGAAAATTTGGGAACACAAATGATTCAAGAAGTAGAAATTAATGTGGGAGGAAGTACATTAAATCGATTTTCTGGAGAATATTTATTGGCTTTGGTTCAAAGAGATTTTAATAACAGTAAAACGGATTTGTATAATAATATGACAGGAAATACTCCTGAATTAAATGATCCTGGTAATGCGAATGGAAATGTAAATGCTTATCCAAATGCTTATTATACTAATAATCCAGTAGGTCCTGAACCCTCCATTCGGGCAAGAAAATTATACATACCTATAAATTTTTGGTTTACATTGGCTTCCAAAATGGCATTTCCTTTAGTAGCCTTACAATATAATGAATTAGAAATTAATCTGATCTTAAGACCAGTCCAAGAATTAATCCAAATTAGAGATGTTACAGATTCGGAAAATAATTATCCTTATATACAACCTAATTTTAATATTGCTACTCAACAATTTTATAGATTTTTACAACCCCCTCCAGATATTTCGTTAAATTATACAGATCTAAGAACAAGTTGGAATGCGGATATTCATTTAATAAGCACATATGCGTTTTTAAGCGAAGAAGAATCCAAGGTATTTGCAGCAAGGGAGCAAAAATATTTATTTAAATCTATTTATGAATGGAAATTTTTTAATGTTACAGGTAATCAGAGAGTAAAATTAGATAATACCATGGGTATGGTATCTTCATGGATGTATTATTTTAGAAGAAGTGATATAAATTTAAGAAATGAATGGAGTAATTATTCAAATTGGGCTTATAATAATGTTATTCCTCAACCAATTACAATAGCTGATGTTTCTGGCCATTGGAGTGTATGTGGATTAACGAATATTGGTCCTAATTATGATCCACAAACAGGGTATCATAATGGATTATTTATAACAGGAGATTATAATGTAGCCAATCAAAAGAATATATTACTTGACATGGGTATTTTATTAGACGGGAAATATCGTGAAAACCGAATGGATTCAGGCATTTATAATTATATAGAAAAATATGTCAGGACATCTGGGAATGCTCCTGATGGATTATATTGTTATAATTTTGCTTTACATACTGATCCTTTTGACTTTCAACCATCAGGGGCAATGAATTTAAGCAAATTTAGAGATATACAATTTGAATTTTCTACTTATGTTCCTCCATTAGATCCTTCCGCCAGTTTTTATACTATTTGTGATCCATCTGGAACCATTGTCGGTGTAAATAAACCTACATGGAGAATTTATAATTATAATTATGATTTAACTATTCATGAAGAGAGATATAATATAATAACCTTTATTGGTGGAAATGCGGGATTAATGTATGCTAGATAAGTAATTTAAATTTTTAATTCAAATATAAATAAATTAAAGGTAATTATTTAATTTATTTATGTCAAAAAAATTGATTATTAATAACCATAATAATACCAATCAAAATAAAATGAGTCAAATTACTTGTAAGGTTGAAAACGAAAATATTAAATTAATTCAAGGTGATTGTTTAATCGCTTTAGAATCCATACCTAACAAATCTATTCAATTAATATGTATTGATCCTCCTTACAACATAGGAAAGGATACCTGGGATAATATTGATAATTATGTAGAATGGTTATTATCTATAATTAAAATATTAGAAACGAAATTAAAAGATAATGGGAGTTTCTTTATGTTTCACAATGAAATGGAAACGATTAGTGAATTGATGGTTGCGATTAGGAAACAAACTAAATTTGTATATAAGCAAATGATTGTTTGGAATAAGCGATTTGAAGAATCAAAGAAAAAAGGATTTATGGATGGATATGTAGTCAAAAATGATATGCACAATTGGAATAAAATGGCAGAATACATTTTATTCTATACCTTTGATAATTCATATAAGCTTAAAGAGGCTAGGACACATCATAAAGTATCGCAAATGACGATCTCTAAAGAAATTGTCAGTAAAACAGGTGGATTAACAGGATGGTATAGTAATCTGGAAACAGGAAAAAATATGCCTACTAGAGAAACCATCAAACCAATAGAAAAACATCTAAAATTAACATATGAAGACATAGTTCCCAAATTTAATAATATGAAAACGCATCATAGTGTTTGGAATTATGACATGGCAAAAAGATGTCCTGCTCATATTACTCCAAAACCAATAGATTTATTAATAAACATTATTAATCATACCACCGATGAAGGAGATATGGTATTAGATTGTTTTGCTGGCTCAGGTTCTATGGGATTTGCATGTTTACAAAGTAATCGAAAATGTATATTAATTGAAAAAGAAGAAAAATATTGTAATTATATTGAAGAAGAATTAAAAAAATAGTTTAATTATTAATTTACAAAATCCTATCTAATATATACTTACTATTGCCTTTAATTCATTAATCCAGGCATCTTCCGTAAACTTTTTTTCTCCAATTATCAAGTTTCCTCTACGGGTCATTGGCAGCAAATTGCATCCTCTTATGGTAATATATTCATCACTCCTAGGAATATTATGTCCCATTTGCAAATCCGTGTCCCGAATATCTACTCTTACATCTCTTCCCATGTCGGCTACATCTTCTAATGTAAGTTGGTGTCTGGTAATGCAGCAAATTGTATTTCCATTTTCATCAAAGATGACTCTATTAAATGAGTCATAATAATTCTTCAAGAAAGTCTTGTGAATTTGCAAATAAGTTTGCCATTGTTGGCTTGCAGCATCTTCATGTAGTTCTTCTTTAACACCTGGAACAGATAGGAGAATGACAAGCCAATCTAAAGCAGCTTGAGCTAACAACAGAGGAGAAGTGGCATCTTTAAGAGGAATCGCACACTTCTTCTTTACTGTTTTGTCGCGAATTTTTTTGGCTTCTGCACTACTCAATACATTG